AGACCAGAAGGACGGATCCCTCGCCCAGGCCCGGGCCGACGTGACCGCCGCGCGCGAAATCAGCCGCGCCGCGCTCGCACAGGCCGACCAGGAAGCCGCCTCCGCCGCCATTTTCCGCGCGAAGGCCGATTCCGCCTCCGCCCGGGCCGATTCTGCCCTCCAGGCCTCGCGGAAGGTCCAAATCCGCTACATCGCGGCGAAGATCGCGGCCCCCGACACCTGTCGGCCGGCCCTCGCGCTCGCCGATTCCGTCATTTCGGACCTCCAGGACGCGAATACGGCCCTGGATGAGACCGCCGGACACCTCCGGACCGCCCTCGACAGCACCACCGTCGCTCTCCAGCGACTTCGTGCCTCTCAGGTCAATCTGGACGCCAAGGCGGGCATTCTGGTGGGTGCGTCCAAGCCGTCCCTCCTGTCGAAGGCCATCCCGAAGCCCGGGATAGGCGCCTTTGCGGGGGTCGACGCCTCCGGACGCCCCACGTTCGGTGTCGGGATCACCCTCGGGTGGTCGCGATGATCGAACGGCGCCCGTTTTCGTTCGACCGGGAGACCGGGATCCGCACCACGTTCTGCTACGACCACGAGACCGACGAGGTCACGATGGAAAAGGAGCAGGACTGCGAGCCGATCCTCGAAAACAACAAGATTCTGTCGCTCGAGCAGGCGGACGGCTGGAAGGGCGAGATGCACAAGGTCGCGTCGCTCCCGCTCCACGTCTGGATGGACCTGAAGCAGAAGGGGATCGTCAACGACCCGAAACGGCTCCGGAAGTGGCTGAACGACCGCGACAACGCGCTGTTCCGCACGAAGTTGGGGCGCGTCTAACATGGCCACGATGGTCCTCAACACCTACGCGGGGCTCCAGGCGGCGGTCGCGACGTTCTTGGCCCGCACCGACCTGACCGAGCAGATCCCCGGCTTCATCCAGCTCGTCGAGGCGCAGATCACGCGCGTCCTCCGCCGGACGACGGTCCGGGCGTCGGTCACGATCTCCGGCGCGAGCTACACGCTCCCCGCGAACGTCGCCGAGCTGCGGTCGCTCCGGCTCGTCACGACCTCGACCGGCAGCGACGTCCCGATCAAGATCGTCACCCCCGAACAGCTCACCGAATCGCGCGCGGCGCGATCGGTCGTCGGCCGGCCATCGCTCGCGGCGGTCGTCGGGTCGACGCTCCTCCTGGTCCCGGCCTGTGACCAGGCCTACACGATGGAGATGACGTACTTCGACCGACTGATCCCGCTCTCGGCGGCGAACGCCTCGAACGTGGTCCTCGCCGAGGCCCCGGATCTCTACCTGTTCGGCGCGCTGAAGGAAGCCGCGCCGTTCCTCGAACACGACGAGCGCACCCCGCTCTGGGAGTCGAAATACAACACGGCACTCGCGCAGCTCGAAGCTGTCCGCGAGCGCGAAGAGTTTGGTGCGAGTCTGAGGCCGTCGCGCCTCCCAGTGAGGTGGTAGGATGGCAACAACTGCGAATTATGGGTGGACGCTCCCGAACGTCGGTGGTGACGTCGGTGGGTGGGGCGTTATCGTCAACAACGCGATCATCGCGATCGACGCCGCCGTCAAGACGGTGTCGAACGGCGTCGCGGCGTCGCTCGCGCTCGCCGGCGGGGTGATGACGGGGCTCCTGCAGCTCAAGACGTCGTCCACCGCCCGGATCGATCTCGGCTCGATCTCGGGGACGCACACGTTCGATCTCTCCGCCGCGCAGTCGTACACGTTCACGCTGGTCGGGAACCTGACGGTCGCGTTCACGAACTTCCCCGCCGGGACGTCGGCGGTCCTGTTCAAGATGACGAACGCCGGCGCGTTCACGATCACCTGGCCGACGACCGCCCCGGTGACGAAGTGGACGGGCGCCAGCGTGCCTGTCTGGACCGGCGCCGGCGGCGTCGACCGCGTCGCGTTCATCACCGACGACGATGGGGTCTCGGTCCACGGGGTGGTCGTCGGCAAGGCGGTCGCCTGATGCTGCAGTATGTGCTGTTCGCGCTGGCGGGCGTCCCGCCCACCGCGCCGCCGCCTGTGGTGAGTGTGGTCGTCGCCGCGACGTCGAACGCCGGCGCGTGCGTCCTGCCGAGCGGCGGGACCCTGACGTCGGCCCGGGTCGGGATCTCGTGGAGCCTCGCGAACTCCGACGGCGCGAACTACAACATCAAGGTCTACAAGGACGGCGTCCTCCTCACGTCGGGCGGGATGTTCACCAGCTACGACGAGGAGATCACCGGCGTCGTCGAGGGCGGAGCCCTCTCGCCGTACAACGCGAGCTGGGTCTACCGGGTCGACGTGATCCGGAACTCGGACTCTGCGGTCGTCTCCACCGCCAGCTCGGCGACGTGGACGAAGCGGTACGGGACGTGTCGCGGCGGGATCGGCGGATGACCAACCGCCGGAATGAACCCCTCGAGGGGCGTCGGGTGGAGGACCGGTGGTTGGGTCGAGCCGCGCAGATTGTCGCGCTCGGTGCCGCCCTGGTCGCCACCCTCGGGTTCGTCGTCAGCGCCTCGAACGCGGTGTCGCTGGGCCGCACGACCGCGAGCCGGGTCGACACGCTGTCGTACCGCACGCGCCAGATCGAGAACTCGATCTCGGCGGTGTCGTACATGACGTGCGTGAACTTCGCGGAGACCCACCCCATCAGTCAGGTCCCCGCGTTCTGCGACAACTACACGAGGACGAAGTGAAGCACGTCCTGTTCGCGATCCTCGTCGTGTGGCTCGAGGCCCTCGGGTCCGCGATCCTCATCTGGGACTTCGTCCACGGCGGGCAGCTGCATGTCGTCAGCGGGATCGTCGGCGGGGTCCTGCAGCTCTTCGCGGTCGGGTTCGCGGTCCCGCTCCGCGTCAAGGCTGTCCTCGACACACTCGCGCCCTACATCCCGGCGGTCCTCAAGGCGAAGCAGTAAGTGGCTGACACGCTGATCCCGCTCGACCTCCCGGCCGGTCTCTACCGGAACGGGACCGTGTACCAGTCGAAGGGCCGGTGGCACGACGGTAACCTCGTCCGCTTCATCCAGGGCACCATCCAGCCGATCGGCGGGTGGCGCTACCTCGCCGACGACACCGGCAGCGCGCTCGCCGCGCTCTCCGGCGTCCCGCGCGGTGTCCTCTCGTGGGCCGGGGACGGCGGCGCGAAGTACCTCGGGGTCGGGACGACGCAGAAGCTCTACCTCCTCGCCGCCGGGGCGATGCACGACATCACCCCCGTCGGGTTCACGCCGAGCACGAGCGACGACTCGGTCCCGACGACCGCCGGCGGCAAGTACGGGGCGGGCGCGTATGGCGCCGGCGCGTACGGCACCGGCTCGGCCGCGTCGACGATCACGGAAGCCAGCACCTGGCAGCTCGACAACTTCGGGATCTCGATGGTCGGGGCCTGTACGTCGGACAACAAGCTGTACGTCTGGACCAGCGACCCGACGGTGAAGGCGGCGGTCCCCGCGAACGCCCCCGCGTTCGTCAGTGGCTGCGTCGTGACGCCGGAAGGCTTCATCGTCGCGATCGGGTACGCGAAGTCGCTCGGCACCGCCAGCGTCCGGAGCGTGTCGTGGGCGGCGCAGGGGACGACCACGGTCTGGGACTCGCACATCACGAACAGCGCCGGCGACTTCGACCTCACGACCCAGGGCCGGATCCTGTGCGGGAAGCGGACGAAGAAGGAGACGCTGTTCTGGACCGACTGCGATCTGCATGTGATGACGTACATCGGGGGGCCGCTCGTCTACGCGTTCGACCAGGCCGGCGAGAAGTGCGGTGCGATCAGCGCACGGTCGCCGATCGTGATCGACACCCGCGCGATCTGGATGGGGCACCGCAACTTCTTCACCTACGACGGGTTCGTGAAGCCGATCTCGTGCGAGGTCGCCGACTACGTCTTCAACGACTTCAACGAAGCCCAGTCCGCGAAGGTCTGGGGGACGAGCGTCGCAGAGTTCGGGGAGGTGTGGTGGTTCTACCCGAGCGCCGCCTCGAGCGACTGTGACCGGTACGTCGTCTACAACTACCTCGAGGGGCATTGGTCCGTCGGGAAGCTGCGTCGCTCCGCTGGGTGTGATGCGGCGCCGCTTGTGAACCCGGTGATGATGACGCCGGACGGACACGCACTCGAGCACGAGGTGCTGTCGTCGCACTTCACCACGAGCACGGAAACCTCGAACGTCGCCCGCCTCGAGAGCGGCCCGGTCGAGCTGGGGAACGGCGACCGGCTGATGTCGGTGCAGCGCCTCGTCCCCGACGAGAACACGCTCGGCGACGTGCAGGCGACGCTCTACTCGGCGCTGACGCCGACGGCGGCGGAAGAGGTCCACGGCCCGTACCCGGTCGCGAGCGAGACGTCGGTCCGCCTCAACGCCCGCCAGGTCCGTGTCCGGCTCGACGAGGTCCGACCGACGCCGTGGCGGGTCGGGGTCCTCCGTGTCGGTGTGATCCCGAGCAGCCGCCGTTGATCACACGACTCCCCGCCCCGGGCGCGAAGTACGACGAACAGAACGAGGCCGCACACCGCCGGCTCGTCGAGCAGGCGCTGTCGCAGCTGTCGGCCTCGAGGCCGGAAGTCACGGGCCCCAGCGTCGGCGGGGGCGGGACGAGCGGCAAGATCCCCATCTGGGGGATCGGCGGCGCGATCCTCGGCGACTCGAGCATGAGCGAAGCCGCCGGCGTCGTGAACTTCGGCGCGCGGCCGTCGGTCGGGGCGCAGACGCTCGCGTACGTCAGCGAGTTGTTTACGCAGGCGATGGCCGACGCGCGCTACCGCCCGATCGGATACGTCCCCGCGTGGACCGACATCACGTCGAAGCCGACGACCATCGGCGGGTACGGCATCACTGACTTCAACTCGCTCGGCGACGCGCGGTGGTTGCGGCTGGCCGTGGGTGGGCAAACGTTGCCAAACATCGTCATGGCCGGCAATACGAACCCGTATGTGCAGTTCAGCGACGGAACATTCACCGCGTACTGGCAGATGGTCGGCGGCGCGATGGACCTGTACCACAACGGGGCGAGCCGCATCAATGTCACATCGGCGGGGCTCGTGACGATGCCCGGCACGGTGAAGGTTGGCCTCGTTCAGAGGAACAGCACCATCGGCGCCCCCAACTGGTTCCAGTTGGCGTCCGCTGCTTCACCCGACAGCGGACAGATTCAGTTCGGCACGGACAACACCGGCTACGCCTTTGGCATTGCCAAGAACGTCAGTCGCACGATCACCACGCTTGCCCGCTTCTATGATGGAGGGAGCGGCACCACGACGTTCCGGTTGTACGGCAGCATGGAAGCCGACGGGAACATCACCCTTCCCAACGGATCATCCCTCTACGGGCGGCGCGCGACCGGCAACGCACAGGTCGCGTTCTTCCGCTACGACTCTGGCACGGACGACCTCTCGACCGTGATTGGTCTT